GGTCACATCAGAATAATTATCAGGATGATACGGTAGGTAGCTAATAATATCCTTACTGTAAGGACCAATAGCAATCAACTCAGCATCCATTCGACAACCTCCCATTTGCAGACGTGCGTCGACGTGCGCGCAGCCGTCATCGTTCCATCGTCTCGCGCCACGCTTTCCAACTCGGGTCCGTCGCCTTGTGCCAGGCCCAGCGCGGGTGGTCTGGCTTTGGCCCAAAGGGCTCTTGGCCAGCGCGACAGCGTGGGCAGAGCTGACCAGGACCAGCCAGGTGGCGCGCGCAGAAATAGAGCCCGCATCCCGCGTCACCGCCATAGGGCTCGTTACCGCAGACGTACGAGAGCCCGCGGTCGATCTCAGCCTCGCATCCCGGATGGTCACACCACGCAGGAACGCCATATCCCACGTCGCGCTGCCATCGCGTGTCATAACCAATTGCCCAGCTCATCGTTTCACCTCGTGCATTAACGCGCCAAGAATCGCATAACCAGCCAGGTCACGATAGGGCGACTCGCCGAACGCGCCCGCGTTGGTCGCGAGCCTCATCATCTTGTCAAATATGCGCGCCATGAGGAGCGCGTCTGCGTACTGCTCAGGCCTGAGCCCATTCGGGTAGAGGAGCTTGAAGAACTCACCGACCTTGGCGAACGAACTCCCGTACGCCTGGTTTTTCTCCACCAAGAGCTGGCCGATCTCGGCCGCGAGCGCCACGAAGTCGTGCTCCCCGGTCTCCTGCGCCAAGCTCTTGAAGCACTCCGATGGCCCGAGCACGGCGTGTCCTGGCCGGTCTTCAACAAAGAGGACCTCGTGGCCAGCGCGCTCCTCAACGTCAATAACTTTTCCCAGCTTTCCAGTGTCCATGATTACATTGTTGTCACGATCCAACACCGGCACGATCACGATCACCGCGTCGTTCGGCTTAAACAGCTTAGCTCCCATCTTTCCTCCTAAACTCAGCACGGCTTTTCAACAAATCTCAGGCACGCGCACGGCCGAGTCGCGCCCTCAATCTCGATCCGTTTTCGACACCAACGCTGGCCAACCGGGTCGTCCGCGTGATGCCAGAGCGCGTGGCCGCACGCAAGGCAGCGACCCGAGCGTTCCGCGCGCTTCCGGACCCACTGCCGCCAGGGCTCAACCTGATTAGACAACGGCGGCTCCGCCCAGAGCTCGCCATTGAGAACCGCGCGCGCCGCGTCTGCCAGCAGGTCGAGCGCGTCCTCATCCGTTTTGACGCTGAACTGCTCAACGACGTTGAACGGCCGCAGGTAGCGCCACGTGTCAACGTTCATGGCGACGGGCCGGCACTCCGGGTCGAGCGCCAGGAGCATCAGCTCGTGCGTCGCGCCAGGAACCGTGATCACGGGGGCGCGCGCGCCGGCAATCGCGCGGAGGTGAATCAGTGAGAGGACGTATGAGTCCCAGAGCGCCTGCCTTGGACACGTCAGAAACCAGTTGCCAAGGTTCGCAGTCACGTCAGGGCACGAGCGCTCATCACACGTGATCAAGAGCTCTGCCCCTGCTCCTGCCGCGCCCGTCACGTCACGCAATTTTTTTACCGTCGGCATTGACCCTGCCCTCCTCGTTCAAGAGCATCCCGCACGTTTTGCACGTGACGCTGATGCCGCCAAAAAATCTCAGGTCAACTACGAGCGCCCTGAGCTCATGCGCGCAGTCGCCGTGGTGAACGCGTCTGACGTGCGCGGTGAATCGCCCCGCGGGCATCGTCGAAAAGCACAATTGGCAGACGCACGTCACCACCACACCTGCCAGTCAGTCAGCTGCGTCGTCTGGTCCAACGCATAATAGATTGGCAGCGGGTCGCAACATCCCCACTGCTCGTTGCCGTATACGCGGCCAGCCACGAGCTTGCCGCCCGCGCTCGCGCGCACGCTCAAAAGGTGAGACGTCGTTGGCACGGCCTGATCGTCCCAAGCCTTGCAGCCCTCGACGACCACGCCGCGGATCTGAAATGCGTTCGCGTAGAGCGCGATCGCCGGATTATGGCCCTGGCCCGTGAGCACGGCGCTCAACTGGGACGCGTTGCGCACGCGACAGTTTTTGATCGTGATGTCGTCGTAGTTCTCCGCGCAGTAGGCGAGGATCCCCGTGGCCCACGCGTTCTCAACGAGGCAGTCGTCAATCAGCGAGTGGGACCCAAACGTAATTCCCTCAGCGGAGTGCGCGGCAGCTGACAGAAACGTCGTGTCCACGTGGCAGCTGCGCAGGCGCAGGCCGCCAGAGTCAGCACGGAACCCGTTTCCGTTTCCGTGATGAACGTACACGTGCTCCGCGCTGATGACGCCGCCCGTCTTGTACGTGAAGACTCCGGACGCGTGGCCCTGGTTGTTGCCCACGTTTCCACGCGTGAGCTCGAGCCCGCGCACGACGGAGCCCACGCTGCCCGCCAGAAACATGAGCGGCGACGCGGGCACGTCGTGGAGCACGCTCGCCCACGCGTCAATGTCAACCGCGCTCAAAAACTCAAATCCAACCGACCCCGCCGGCGCGTTCAGGAAGTCGACGTCCGCCGCGTCAAACAAGATCTTGATCGGGCCCGGCAGGCTGACCTTGACGGTCGCGCGGCAGCTGACTCTCCCCGCGATCACGAGCGCGTCGCCCGGCTGCATCTTGGCGAGCGTCTCCTGGATCCCGCCCGTCACGCCAACGCTCGCGTTGGCACTGGCACTCCACATGGTCATGACTTATCCTCCTCATCTAAAGATTCGTGATGGTCAAGAAACTCCTTGCGCGTTCCAAATACGGCCACGGGGTCACGCGGCAGCTCAAGCGCTTCCTTGAGCCGCGAGCGCTTGGCCACGTTCGCGCGATAGATCGCCGCGCCGGCGCACTGCCAGCTCGTCAGGGCGTGGCAGAAAATCCGGCCGTCAGCGTGAGCGGCGGCCGCGTACTCGCCAGGAGTGCTGCCGCCCAACCAGCCGGCGAGCGAGTCGCGCCGGAACGGGCAGTCGGAGCACGGCCGCCGGTGCTGCGCTGGCGTCGCGCGGCCCTCGTTACCCGCGATCAGCTTTCTTTTTCTCATCCGCGCTCTTCGCCAGGACGGGCTCCGGCATCCGCTTCCGGCACCACGCGTACGCGCACGCCAGGCAGCAAAATAATTTCCAGATCACGTCTGAAAAGTCATATTGCTCGAACTCGTTTTGACAGTGGTGGCAGACGTATCTCATGGCTTGGGTTTCCTCACGAGCAAGCTGACGTGATTCGCGTAGGCAAACAAGACGTCCGGGCGGCTCACGTTAAACTCAGGGACTGGAACCTTGAACTTCAGGTTCTTGACCGCGCACTCGGCGCAGTCGACTTTGATCAGCCAGCCGACGATCTCCGCGTCGTCGCCAGACTCACCGGCGGGCACAAGGTTCGAGCGCGTCGCGACGAGCTTACCGCACGACGGGCACTCGTGGACAAGCAGAGGTAGGTCGCGGTGGCCCTTTCCCGGCTCCCACGTCGCCTGCTCGGCGTCGTGCATACAGTCAGCGCCAACGCAAGAACCATCTCCGGTTGTGACACAGTTCTTGTCCGGCTCGTCCAGGCTCATTCCGTCTCCTTCAAGCGCGGCGCGGGCCGCGTCGTAAAGTTCACGTTCGCCATCGTCCAGTTGGTCGCACCACTCGTGGAAGTGGGAGCGCACATCCTCCGCCACTTCCCGCAGGCGCTTGATCTCATCTTCCTTGGCGTCAAGCTCGACCTTGAGGCGGGCGATCTCCTGCTGTTCACCGCTCCAGCCGGCCTCAAACCCATGCTTATAGCAATCAACTACAAAATCCGATTCTGGCGATTGCGCGGTATCTTCGGCCAACCAAGCGCAGAATTTATTGAGCCATCCTTGATCAAATTCAAGATTATCGCTCATCGCGCTCCATTTGGACGATGGTCTGAGGCTTGCGGTGCTTCTCACATTTGTCATAGAATAACCCTGGCGTAGTTGCATCACTGTAAGCGGACTTCGCTGCGTTAAGGCAGTCTTGGCATTCAGCCTCACGCGGCGCAGGGACGTGGCGGCCGGGGGTGACTTTGGGCTGAGGCTCTACGCCATCCACAAAGTCTGCTACGCGGTCTTTGGCTTGTCCGAGAAAAACCACGGCATCTGTTAGCCTCGTATCGCATCTCATTCCCTCGACAATCTGAACCGCCCTGCGGATGGCGTTTTCTGCTTCTGTATATCTCAGTACATCAATGCGTCTCGGTATCGGCGTTTCGCTCATAGATTTCTCCTTTGACTGAGGCTCAGCCTCACGCTGAGCAGGGACGTGACGGCCGAGGGTGACTTTGGGGAACCGCTCGCGAATGGCCTTTTTTATGGAGGATTTAGAGTGCTTGCCGTTCTGTATGCAATAGTCTACGGTTTCACAGACGCTTTCTATGGCCTCGCGCTGCACGTCGCGCAGAGCGGCTTCCTTGGCGGCAAGCTCGCTGTCTGCCTTCTTGCAAATCTCGTTCTTCACGAATGCTTTGTACTGGTCATATTCCTTTTGCAAGGATGCAAGCTCGGCGTTGAGGCGGGCAATATGCTGTAAAGCCTTTTGAAATTCCGTCATTTCACTTCTACTGCCCAATCCAGGTATCTGATTCACATAGCCTTCTTGGCGAGCGCGCTCAGCGTCGTACCAGACCGCAGGCAGTGGCCGTTGCGAGCAACTCCCGCGAACGCATCCCGTAGCCGCCGACTCAGCCAGAGGCCATCCGCAAATTGCGCATCTGTTAGGGTCGAGCGTCATCAATCAATTGCCTTTCGAGCTCGCCTGATCGCAAGCTCCAACTTTTGGTACAGCGAGCACCACTCGCACTGTGACGCGCACTCGTCGTCGCCGGGCTCGTATTGCTCGCGCATCTGGCGAAACGCGTCCTCCGCCGCGCTGAGGAGCTCTGAAAAAACGCTGACGCGCGGGTCCGCCGGCGCGAGAATCAGGAGGAGCACGCCCGCGAGCCAGCCGAGCGCCGCCAGGAGCAAAGCGCCGAGCGCCGTGGTGCTCGTCATGACAAACGTCGCAACCGTGACGAGCGCGAGGGCCACGAGCTTGAGCTCAAGTTTCATGCGCACCCCGCCGTGGCTCCGCAGTTTTCGCACCGCCACGTGCGCGAGGGCTCCTGGTCCGGACCGCGGAAAAATTCGACCGCGGTCATCCACGTGCCGCAATCAGGGCAAGAATACTTGCGCAGCGGAAAACGCCAGCGCGCGGCCTTGAGCATCGTATTGAAAAGCGCGCGCCTCGTCTGGTGGGTTAAAGGGTCGCGCGTGAATGACGTGAACTTCATCACGTTGGCCAGCTTAAACTCGCCCTGGCAGCGGTTCAGGAGAGCGGCTAGCCTGGTCGCGAGGCGCTGGTCAGGAAAGTTGACCTGAAGAGAGTTTACCAGAAACTTTAAGCGGCCCAGCGCGATCTCACGGCCGCGCTCTCTGATGAACTGGTCGTGGTCTGACGCGATCGCGAACGCCACGCACGTACGAAAGTTAGGCTCCTCAATCGAGGCATCGTCAAGTATCGTGAACGCCGCGGTCCGCCGGCTCGTGACGCCGGCGCGCTCGTAGGCGATGAGGTAGTTCATGAAGAAACTCTTTCGGGTTGGGCCAAGTCATTTTTTAATGACTCAGCGTGAGCGGCCGCCGCGCGGTCAAGGCACGCAAAAGAGCACGCGGCTTCGTCCCAATCTGCAATAAATTCGGCCTCGTAGTCACGGAACGCGAACTCGCGGCCTTGAACCTTGAACATGAACATGCCGCGCGTGGTCGTTGCCAAATTGCGGCAGACAGAGCAGCGCGGCAGCGAGTGAATTTCAATGGTCATCTGGTTGAAAACCCCTGAGCTGAAAAAGTTGGTGCGGTACGTAAAACTACGTAACGCGTCAGCCACAATATCACGCGCCTCGGCGCTTGTAAACTTCTTTTTTTCTCAATTATTGTAAGAAAAATTTCATGAAGATGAAAGATCCAGAAAACTCAGAAGTGCGTAAAGTTTACCTAGTTGCAACACTCCGCTCGCCGCGCCTGATATTTAGTCTGGACAGTCTAATTTACTGCTCATTCTAAAGGTGTTAGTTTCTGACAGTACGCGCGGTAACGCGGCTGTCAGTTTTCGCGTTCCTGGCTAAGTGCTGTGTTCTCTATATATTATAAAATCAAGGTACGTAGTTACCTGATTGGCGTTCCTGGTTTACCCTTTTAGAATCAGTTGGTTGCGTCAAAACTTTATATATGGTAACGCCCGTCGTGCCCTGTCTCGACCGAGACCCTGAGAGAAATGGCTTGGACCGCGTTCCCGCGTAACGTTTGGTCCTAGTACTTAGATTCTATAGGCTTTAAGCTGGAACGCGGCGGGAACGCGGCAGGCGCGTTTTCTTCAGTGCCGCTGTGAATAAGTTCTAATAGAATGTTGAGTTTATGGCTGAGTTACGCGGGAACGTACTCGAGGTACGTGCCGCGTTACTTTATTTTCACCTCGTTAAAGTCGCGAAGAGGCGCTTTTTGTAAAAAGTCAGAGCACGATTTTCGCGAGACTTTACATCGGGTGACGGTTAGGTAAAGGTACGCAGCTATTTGAACTGGGAGGAGGGGCTGCTTGGCGCGCACGAGAACAGCGAAGCAAGTGTCACAACTTAAGAAGAATGGCTTCGAGGGCGCGGACATGCGCCTTGGCGGGCCGCGTTCTCAGACGCGTCATTTAGTTCCGTGGCGTCCGGGTAAGTCGGACAACCCGGCTGGCAGGCGGCGGATCTCTGATGAGATCCGCGCGGTCCTTGACTCTGAGATACCTGACGGCATTCTGTTCGCGATCAATCAAGCACGCATAAAGAAGAAGGAGCCGGCGCTAGCTCCTGGTACGACGTTCCGCGAGGCTGTTGCCGCGCGCTTGGTGATCAGGGCGCTTGACGGCGACGTGAGCGCTATTCGCGAGGTCGCTGACCGCGACGAAGGCCGGCCAGCTCAGCGCATCAACGTGAACGCCAGTGAGAGCAAGGAGATTGTGATCCGCGTGGTAGAGGAGCGCGCTGAGGAGCGCGACCTGGTAGAGGTCGAGGTTCAACAGCTGACGGACGGCGCTCCTCCGGACGCGCTGCCAGGATGAGGCGTGTCTTATAACGTACATTATGTTAACTAGCCTCCTGTTGATAACAAAGGACTTACGTGGATTTGCACCATTATTGGTGCACCTTTTGGCGAGGAAACTGGTCCGAGTACAACCGGTTGTATTCAGAGTCTGACAGTGTTGACTTGGTTTGAACATGTTGACCAGGATTGAGTCTGAGTTTGATCGTGACGAGCGCGTGACGCTAGCGCCAAGAGCGCCAAGAGCGCTTAAACGTTAGCTGAGCCAAGGCTAGAGCGCGCCGCGCTCGTTGACTGTTTGTATTGCCTAGCGCGGCCCAATTGAACCTTGGCCAGCCAGGCGCGGCCGGCGGGTGATTCTGATGAGTATCAGGAGCGCTTGGGAGGGCCCGGGTCAAAGAAATAGAAGAGGACCGCCGCTAGAGACAGCAGGGCCCCAGAAGTTTTTTGGATAATTTTGGAAGATCTGATGAATTAGCTAAGCCATCCAAATGCCAGAGTTCGAAGTCCGGCTCAAGTCAACTCGCGATCACCCGAAGCAGGACCTCTTCGTCAACTCGCCCGTGAAGCGCAAGGTCGTTCGCGCTGGCCGCCGTGGCGGCAAGACCACGGGCTCTGCTATCCTCTCGCTCAAAAAATTTCTGGCCGGCCGCCGCATCCTCTACGCGACGCCGACGTCTGACCAGCTTGACCGCTTCTGGCACGAGATCAAGCTCGCGCTCCAGTGCCCGCTTGACGCCGGCGTCTATTACAAGAACGAGACGGAGCACCTGATTGAGCTGCCGGGCACTGAGCAGCGCATCCGCTGCAAGACCGCGTGGAACGCTGACATGCTCCGCGGCGACTACGCTGACGTTTTGGTCTTTGACGAGTTCCAACTGATGAACGAGGACGCGTGGAGCGTGGTCGGCGCTCCTATGCTTCTTGACAACGACGGCGACGCGATCTTCATCTACACGCCGCCAAGCGCGAGCACGAAGAGCGTGACCAAGGCGCGCGACCCGCGTCACGCGTCGAAGCTCTACAAGCGCGCGCTCGAGGACAAGTCTGGCCGCTGGCTCGCGATTCACTTTTCGTCCCACGACAACCCGCACATCAGTGAGACCGCGCTCGCCGACATCACGGGCGACATGAGCAAGCTCGCGTACCGCCAGGAGATCTTGGCGCTTGACTCTGAGGACGTGCCGGGCGCGCTCTGGACCAGGAAGCTCTTAGACGACACGCGCGCTGAGCGCGCGCCAGAGCTCGTGCGCGTGGTCGTGGCGCTTGACCCGTCTGCCACGTCGACTGAGGTTTCTGACGAGTGCGGCGTGATCGCTGCGGGCCGCGACGCGGCGGGCCATGGCTACGTCTTGTTTGATCAGAGCCACCGTGACACGCCGGCGGGCTGGGGGCAGCGCGGCGTCGGCCTTTACCACGAGCTCCACGCTGATCGGCTCGTCGCAGAGACGAACCAGGGCGGCGAGATGGTCGAGTACGTCGTGCGGACAATTGATAAGAACGTAAGTTACCGCGCGGTCCACGCGACGCGCGGAAAGCTCGTGCGCGCGGAGCCCGTCGTGGCGCTCTACGAGCGCGGTCTGATCCACCACGTTGGCGACTTTCCGGAGCTCGAGGACGAGCTCTGCACGTGGGTCCCCGGGGCCAAGAGTCCGAACCGGCTTGACGCGCTCGTGTGGGCCATGACGGACCTGATGCTCCACGACCGCGAGCTCGGCCTGCTCAGCTACCTGACCAGCGGCCGGGCAGAGGAGGACCTGAGTAACGTGGACAAGGTTCAGCAGGCAAAGAGTTTGATCAAGCCCGCGCTCACTGACGAGCAGCTCGCGTGCCCCGAGTGCGGCGTCGTGCTCGTAAGGCACCTTGGCAACGGCTTCCTGCGCTGCCAGCAGTGCGGCCATCAGTTCAGACTGATCGACGCGCCAGCGGTTAACCGCGGCCCGTCGCGCGGCGAACTTTTGCAGAAGGGAGCTCACTGATGATCCTGTACTGGTTCGTGCTCGCGTGGCGTTTCTTGCTCAGGCTCGTCAGGCCCGTCAGCGCCCGCGACGTGGCGCAAATTAATCAGAATGCTCCGTGCCCCGTGTGTGGAGCGCGGCGCGGTAAGCTCCGCGCGGTCAGGCAGGTCGTGAGTACGACGACCTTTAGTTTGTCCGTCGCGTGCCAGCACGAGTGCCAGGTCTGTGGCGCGCGGTTTTATGAGGCTCCCGTGGTCAAGTTGGACGCAGCGCGCGTAATGGGCGCGGTCGGATTTGACGACCCCGCGGAGCTTGGGGCGGCTAAGCCGGCTAGTATGTCACGGGCGGTGATGAGGTAAACGATGCCAGAGCGCACGGGATCAGCGATCGTCAGGCCGTTGGGCCAGCTGGTGCGCGCGCTTGAGCGCTATGCCGATACCGCGTTCAAGCCGCCGTCGGACACGATCAGGGGCATCGACCAGGACACGTGGTACTCGCCGCTCCAGCCGACTCAGCCGTTCGCGCCGGCCGGCACGGAGGCGCGCGGCTTCCAGTACTGGGCTGGGCAGAATCTCATGTGGACGCCCAGGCCAGACGCGGAGTACTCAGCGTCTTATCTGAAGTACCTTGGAACTTATCCGCTCGCGCGGATTGCGATTGAGAACGTTAAGAACGCCGTGATCACCGCGAGCTGGGAGATCGCGCCCAAGCCTGACCCGGGCGAGACGCGCACCGCGGCCGCGCGGCGCGGGCGCGGCGACCAGAACATCAAGAAGCTCGGGAGCTTCTTTGAGATGCCAGACCGCGAGCACGCGTGGCCAGAGTGGGTGAGCCCGCTCCTCGACGACATGCTCGTGATCGACGCCGCGACCGTCCTGGTCAGGCGGACGTATAAGGGCGACGTGGCCGAGCTCGCGGTCCTGCGCGGTGAGATGATCACCAGATACATTGACGAGAACGGCTTCACGCCGCTGCCGCCGTCGCCTGCCTACGCGCAGGTCTGGTGGGGAATGCCGCTCGTCAACCTGACCTTAGACCAGCTCGTGTACAAGCCACGGAAGATCGTCCCGCGCAACACGCTCAGCTCGCAGCTCTACGGGATGAGCGAGACCGAGCAGCTCGCTGATGAGATTAAGGTCGGGATCGCGCGGCTCGCGTTCGCGCTCGCGTACTATGAGGACGGCTCAGTTCCGGGCGCGCTCCACGTCGTGCCGCCGGGCGTGGGCTCGGACAAGATCGGTGAGGCGATGCAGGCGATGAACTCGGAGCTCGCGGGCAACCTGGCCGCGCGCCGCCAGTACCGGATGATTCAGGGATTCAATGAGAAGGGTGAGGACCAGATCTTATTTCCTAAAGAGCCTTTGCTTGCCGACCCGTTTGACGAGATGCACATTAAGAAGATCATGTTTGGCTATGGCGTGAGCCCGGCGCGACTTGGTAAGACGATGAACCGCGCGAGCGCGCAGTCGACCGAGGAGGCGTCGGACATCGAGGGCATCCTGCCGATCTTTGCGTCGCTCAAGAGCCTGATCGACTTTATCATCCAACGGCGCATGGGCTTTCCTGACTACGAGATCGTCTTTGAGCCGATGCGCGAGTCGGACCCGCTCAAGCAGGCCAACGTCATGAAGATCTACGTTGACGCGGGTCTGATGTCGCGCAATGAGGCGCGCGACAAGATCGGCCTTGACACGCGGCCAGAGCCAGAGGCGGACGAGTTGACCGTGTCGACGGGTCAGGGCCCGGTCCCGCTTGGACTTCCTGAAGAGGTGATGAGGAGCCAAAACGATGGCAGAACTACTCCTGTACCAAAGCAACCGGCGGGCGACCAGCGGACGGGAGATGGCGCGCGTGGAGGAGAGGGCGGCGGTAAGGGTGGAGCCAACGCCGCCGGAAAGGTTGTCAAGCCCAACGGCCACGCCGCCAGCGAGCCAGCGGTCAGGGCAGAAACCAGGCCGCGCGCGGTCGGGTTCGTCCAAGCGCCGACGACAGCGCCCGTGATCTCGTCGTTTCCGCCAGGAGCGAATATCATTGACGGCGAGCGCGGCGTCATTGAGTTTGAGAAGGCCGCTGACGTTGACGCGGTGATTCACCCTGGCCGGCTTGAGCGCGCGAGCGTGGTGGCCAGGCTCAAGTTCGAGCGCGTGCTGCGCCGTGCGTTTGCGGGAATGAGCGTCGTTGCGGTTCGGACCCTCGCGCGCACGCTCGGCGTGGCAAAGGCAAAACGCGCGCTGATGAAGCAGGACGAAGTTGACATAACGATGAAGGAGCTCGCCGACGAGTGGGAGCGGATCGCCAACGCCGCGACGCCTGAGCTCCAGGCCGCGGCGATCGCGGGCTCGAACCTTGGCGTGCTTCAGCTGGGGATCACGGACGACGGCATGATCTCGCGCGTCAACCAGGTCGCGAGCGAGTGGGCCAACTACCGGGGCGCGGAGCTCGTGGGGATGAGGCGCAACACTGACGGCTCGTTGTCCTTGAACCCGGACGCCAGGTGGCGGATTGACGAGACCACCAGGAACGACCTGCGGAACGTGGTCAAGGACCTTTTTGAGATTGAGACGCCGTCGCTCCGCGACGTTGAGGACAGGATCCAGCAGGCAGGGATCTTCTCTGACACGCGCGCCACGATGATCGCGCGCACGGAGATCAGCCGCGCGCAGACGCAGGGCAACCTGGCGAGCTGGCGCGAGTCAAAGCAGGTCAAGACCGTGCGCTGGCAGTTGAGCGGCGACCACGACCACGACGATGAGTGCGACGAGAACGCCGCGGGCTCGCCCTATAAGATCGACGAGGTCCCGGAGCTTCCCGCGCATCCTAATTGCGAGTGCGCGCTCGTGCTTGAGGAGCTCGCGCAGCCGGCCGGTGGACCGGACGTGCAGGTTAATGAGACGCCCGCCGCGCGCCAGGAACGGTCGCGCGACGTGCTCTTGACGAACATCAGCCGCGCGTTCGGGCAGGGCGCTGGCAGCCGAACCAAGCTGAACGTCAAGATCGAGCACGGGATTGATATGCTCGCTGACTCTGGCTTTGACCCTAAGTTTACGGAGGCCTTTCCACTTAAGAAGTTGACGCTCAAGAAGTCTGCGGCCGGAAACCTGGGAACATATTGGCCTGACTACAAGCGGATCAACGTTGACACGTTCAAGGCTGAGCCCAACCACGTGGGCGGCGCGCGTGGGACGTTTGTGCACGAGTACGGACACCACGTCGACTACTCGCTGAACGGTACGAGGTCAGAGGTGAGGGCGGCCGGCTACGACTCTGACGCGATCTACTCTGGTCGCCGCGAGCTCAGGCATGAGTACGACGACGCACGCGAGATGGCTCGTAAGATCATTGGGATTGATCCGTACGAGAACTATGCCCAGTTTGGGCGTGCGGCTAACGCCAGCACGAAGATCAGCAAGCTATGCCCAAGGTCGTACGCGCTCCTGAATGACCGTGAGTGGTTCGCGGAGTCGTTCCGCGAGTACGCGTCGGGCGGCGCGCTCCGTGAGAAGCTGAAAAAGCGCGCGCCAAAGACGTACGAGCACATCAGGAAGATTTTTGACGGAGAGTACCGCAAGTGACGATCAAGATCTTAAAGGGCGACAAGCCGGCTGGCGAGCTGAACGACGCGCTCGAGTTCACGGGCTCTGACGACGCGCTGCGTAAGACGATTGACCGGTTTCGCGTGACGGGCTTTACCGTGATGTGGCCCGGAAGGTCTACGGACGAGAAGATCGTTGACGACTTCAGGCACCTTGACTTTGGCCCAGACTCCGTGGGCGTCCTCGCGTCGGAGTTACTTGACCTAGGTTATGACGTGGAGGAGGTTGAATGAAACTCATTAAGAAATTTTGGGTTGAGCTGCTGCTGTTATTTTTGATGGCCTGCGGCGGGAGCGGCAGCACGCTCTTTGCCGCTCACTCCGTGACGCTGACGTGGACGCCGCCAACGTCGATGGCTACCGGGAGCTACATCAACATCTATCGCGGGAGCGTGGCGGGCCAGGAGGGCGCGGCGCCGATCAACTCGACCGGGATCGCGACGACGATAATGACGTTTACAGACTCGAGCGTGTCTGCGAATACGACGTACTTCTACACGGCAAAGCAGTGCGTTCTCGACCAGACCAAGCAGGAAGTGTGCAGCGGGCCGTCAAACGAGGCGTCGGCCACGGTCCCTTTAGCCAGCGGCGACCTCACCGCTCCAGCCGCTCTCGGCGCGGTCGCCAAGTAACTTTGTTTTGAGAAGGTGCGAAGATGCCATACGCTTCAATTGCTGAGATTCCTGACGCGGTGGGCGGATCTAAAAAACGCCGGCGGACGTGGCTCCACGTGTTCAACTCTGAGTTCAAGTCTCGCCAGGCCGCCGGCGATTCCGCGAAGGAGGCTGAGCGCCGCGCGTTCGCGGCGGCGTGGGCCGCGGTTAAAGATGTCAAGGCCGCTGAGGCCGCGTTGCGCAAGGCAGTCGGGACCAAGCAGACGGGTTTTACGCGCGCGATCAACGGACCATTTCACTGCGCGAACTGTGAGTTCTTTAAGAACGCGTCAGCTGGCTGCGCGGAGTGTCACGAGCCTGAGGTTAATGCGGACCCGCAGCTCGAGCATGAGGCCAGGTCAACTGACGACTTTTTGATCGTTGAGGCGGGAGACTGCTGTAACGAGTTTGAGCCGGTCAGGAGGGAGAAGGCAATGAGGAGTGCGTTTTCAAAGTTCATCCCGTTCGCGAAGGTTGACGCGCAGAAACGCGAGGTCTGGGGGATCGTGACTGCGGAGCTTCCTGACAAGGACGACGAGGTTTGTGACTACGAGGGCTCAAAGCCGTACTACCAGGCGGTTATCGACGAGATGAGCAAGGCGACGGGCGGCCAGAACCTTTTCCCGCTGCGCGAGATGCACGGCTTGTCAGCGGCGGGCAAGTGCGTGGGCGTCGAGTTTCGCGACCCGGAGCGCGAGATCTTTATGGGCTTCAAGGTAGTTGACGATGACGCCTGGCAGAAGGTCGATGAAAACGTGTATACGGGCTTCAGCCATGGCGGCTCGGTCGTTGGCAAGATGACGCCTGACCCGACTTTTGACGGCTGCCTGCGGTACGTGGCTAACCCGAGTGAGGTCTCGCTCGTTGACAACCCGTGTCTGGCGGCCGCGCACTTCGCGTATGTCAATAAGACTGGCCAGGTCGAGCTGCGCAAGTTCTCAAAGACCGGGACAGTTGATCCGGCCGTTGCTGACGACGTGACCCAGCTCAAGCGGCAGGTCGCGGAGCTTGAGCGAAAGCTCCTGGCCAAGGTGAGGACGAAGCGCGTTGACGGCGAGGACCTGCCAGCGTCAGCGTTCCTGATCGTGCTTGACCCGAACAAGACAGATACGTGGAACCTGCCGGTGAAGTTCTCGACGGAGGCGAAGAGCAAGCGCCACGTGCGCAACGCGTTGTCGCGTTTTGACCAGTTGAAAGACGTTCCCAAGGCGGAGAAAGACAAGGCGGAGAAAGACAAGGCGTGGAAAAAGCTCCTGGCGCTTTGTGAAAAGTACGGGATTGACGCTGACGAGGAGAAGAAGGTCATGCGGATGGTCCAGTCAAGACTGCGCCAGCTCGCGCGCGCCAACGTCAACAAGCTCGCGAGGTCAGCGCCGGGCGGCAACGTCGGGCTTATGCTTGCCACGCTCGACAACGATCTTGGCAGGTTGCATAAGGGGATGTCGGAGGTGTCTCGCCTCGCTGAGCTCATCCAGTATCTTGGTTTCTTGGTGTACGACTCAATCTCAGAGCAGCGGTGGGAGGGTGACGACGACTCGCCGTTGCCAGCGCTCCTCGAGCAAGACTGCGCGAATCTTCTCGACACGCTGCTCAGGATGGTTGAGGAGGAGTCCGAGGAGATGCGCGAGTCAATCGCAAACTTTAAGCAGAGTTCTGAATAAAAGTTTTCCGGTCAATCTTAAACTTCGCCGTGTTAAGGCGAGAAGGGAAAGTGAAATGACTGAACATGAAGAGAGGGTTGAGAGGCTTCACAAGGCGGTCGGCCACGTTCACGGCATGGTGAAGGCGATGGCTGAGCACCACGAGAAGCTCCACAAGGTCCACGCTGAGAAGGCTGACCACCACGAGAAGCTCCACAAAGCGCACGCAGAGCACGCCGCGTTTATCTCTGGCAAGGCTGACGGGCTTGACGACGAGCACGTGGACAAGGCGTACTTCGGCAAGGCCGCCGAGATCCACAAGCTCAAGGCGTCTCACCACGAGGCGCTGAGCAAACTTCACAAGGCTGCGGCAGACGACCACGCGAGCCACAGTGCGGCGCTTGAGAAGACGCACGGCGAGATGTCGTCCTACCTGGGCGGCGCGACGAAGACTGCGGCGGCCGTTCCGGCTGCCGGCAACGGCGGCGTCAACAAGGCCGCGGACGGCGCGGGGATCGACGAGATGATCCAGAAGACCACGGACAACCTCGTGAACAAGGCGCTCGAGCAGCTGAACAGCGACCCAAAGGTCACGGAGCGCATTCAGGAGATCGTCCTCCAGCGCGTGAACTCTGCGCTGGGCGACAAGGTCATGCCGGACCACGTGCGCGCCGTGATGCCGCCAGGGGTCAGGCTCGTGCCGCGCGACGGCGGTCCAACGCAGGCCCAGCTCGACAGCGCCAACGAGTCGCCGCTCGTGTCAACCATTTTTAACGATTAACGCTCGTTTCCGGTCAAACGATACAAATTGCTGTAAAAAAATTTCAAAAGATCGGAGACAAAAAGATGCAACTGAGACAGGAAGAATACGCGTTCGCGGCCGCGGAAAGCCGCATGAAGATGAAGAAGCTGGCAGCCGACCCCGCGGTCGCCAAGCTGTTTGCGGAGGCGCGGGCGATCAAGCCTGAGGAGTGGTCGCTGAAGCATCCGCTGGTCAAGCGCGCGGGGCGCGCGTTCATGAAGGCCGGCGTGTCTACGTCGCTCGGGTTTAACTTCTATGACCTGCGCGGGCCCGCTTACTTTATCTTTCCGCTCTTGACGCCGTTCATCCAGATGATCGGCAAGGAGGGAAAGGTCAACGCGGGTGTCGGCACGGCGGCGCACTGGAAGGCAACCACGAATCCCAACACGACGTACCAGTACGCTGGCGCGGCTGAGGGAAAGCGCGTGGCCACGGCAACGCCAAATGAAGTTGACTACCTGGCGACCTACAAGGAGCTCGGCCAGGAAGGCGGGGAAACGTTTACCGCTCAGTATGCGGGCGAGGGCTACACGGACAACCTCGCTGACGAGCACTTCCGTAACTTGGCCAGGCTACGGCTGCAGGAGGAGATGATCACGCTCTGGGGCAACGCGGGCACGGCAGCGGGAAACCACGGCTATGCGCTTGGTCAGGCTCCCAACGTGACCGCGACCGTGGTCACGGGCGTTGGCCCGTTGGGCAGTTCTACGAACGTCGTCGTGGCCGTCGTCGCGATCACGCCGATGGGCATGAACCCTGGCGGCCAGGCTGGCTACGCGGCTCCGCCGACCGTGGCGGGCGGTCTGACCACGAACTACGTGCGCAACAACGCGGACGGAACAACGGACACGATCAACGGTGGGATCAGCCAGATCTCAAACGTGACCGCGATCGTGACAACCAACGCGACCGCGCAGCTCGTCAACGTCAGCGTGCCGGCTGTCAAGGGCGCAGTTGGCTACGCGTGGTTTTGGGGCGTGAACGTGGCCTCGGCCTTGGCGAACGTGAAGCTGGGCGCGATCACGTCTTATCCGGGTTACCAGATCAACGCGGCTGCCGCGGGGACGCAGACGGGAGCGGCAGCTGGGCTCAACGTTGACAACTCGTTCAACACGCTCGACTTCGACGGTCTGGGGACGTACATGTTCGGGAACGGTCGTTGGGTCGACATGAACAATGGGACGTTTACGCCGCAGGGTAACGGCCAGGTTGCGGAGATTGAGGCGGACCTCCAGTTCCTGTGGGACAACTTCCAGGCGCAACCGGATGCGATCTGGTGCTCAGCGGACACGCGTCAGTCTCTCGAGCAGGCGGTCATCTTCTCGAGCACGGGCACGAACAGCTACATCTTCCAGTACACGCGTGACTCGCAGGGA